GGGCCCCGCAAGGGGCCCTCGCTCTTGTCTATCCGTAGATCACGCCAGTTTCTAGCGTGAATTGATTCATCCTTGGAAGAACATCATGACCACTCTGACGACACAAACATCTACGAGGATCATTCAGCGGTCCAGTATTACTGGCCGTTGCGTGACTCCCTCGCTTACGATGCAAGTGGTGTCGGATCGAAGGATCCAGGCCATGAACTACGATGCGGACCACCGGGTGCGCCCTACGGGCCCACTGGTGTTGCACCCTACTGCGAGGCCGATGGCTTACCGAACCATCGAATACGCAGGCGAGGATTCCTGGGTATTGCGTAAGGATGAGACCTGTAATGGTATCACCACGCAAAAGTCCCGGGTGGAGATTTGGCACAGTAGTGGCGGAATCGCCTACTACTCTTGGCTAAACGCTCCTCCTCCTCCCGTTGATTGGACGTCCCGTGCCAGACTGGCGATTAAGAATATCGCTCAGAACCTTGGTGCGTCTACGTTCGAGTTTCGGGAGACGGTCAGTCTTTTCCATAAGACTGGTAAGGTGCTTTATGACGTAGTGCAAGCCGCTCGCAAGGTCCGAAAGGGCCGTGTGGGTGGCGTGATACGTGCTGCCTTTGGGAAAAATATTCGCCCAAAGGATGTCTCTAGGGTTTACCTAGCGGATCAGTTCGGTATCGCTCCTTTGCTAGATGATCTCGGAAACGCGATCGCTAGACTTGAGGGGAGAATTGCACGCCCGTTGATCAGGAAAATAGTTGTCGGTGATAGCGATCAGACTACGGTAAAATCCGTAGACTATGCTTACAAGGGCAGCTACGTTCATGAGAAGCGTGGTACTTACGACAAGTCCGTCCGTGCGATCCTGTATGTGGAGTTAGTCCCCGATTATCACGAATTCACTTGGGGAAACCCACTTGAAGTCGCGTATGAGTTAACTCCTGTGAGCTTTATGCTCGACTGGTTCTTACCGGTTGGCGGCTGGCTCTCCTCTTTGGACGCCTTAAAGGATGTTCGAGGGGTTACAGGTACTGCAACCTACAAGACCATACAGACGTGGTGGTCCGCAACAATAAGCGGCCCTAATGAGTACCGGATGGTCCGGCCTCAGACGCGTACTGATGTGGCATACTGGCGGGATACGGTATCCCAAATCCCCGTTCCACCTTTTCCTCGGTGGCAGCCCAGCGCCTCTTGGCACAAGCTGGCTCTCTCCTTGGCGGTGGCACACCAACTCTTCGGCAAATAGCCGATTAACCCGGAGTACAGGCATCATGCCTTCAGCAGCAACAATCGTCATCAATGACAACGTCCCCGCAGCGCACGACTTCGTGCCCCAACAGGTCGGCATGCCCTTGTCCGTTTTCGTGAACCGTGAGGCCACGACTTCGGCGGGCTACATGCAGGCTAGGACGGGCCTCGATCCTTCGAAGAAAACGCGCCCTACCAACCACGTTACGCAGGAAGTGGTCTTCCCCGTCGAACAGACCGTCGACTCCGTGACCTCCGTTCGGTCCACTGCCAGATTTATCGGCAAATGGATCATTCCGGAGGATTTCTCCACGGCTGAGCGGCTGACCTTCGACACGATGGTAGAGAACGCCCTAGCTGGCACCATTATGCGTGCTAGCCGGCGTGACCTCGAACCGCCCTACTAAAGTGCGGCGAGAGGACCCTGTCTCTATTATCATCACGCGCTTGATGGGCTGGGCCTGCAAGCTTAAACTGCTGCTTATGGCGGCTGGAGTGATCTATGACCAAACCTGCCAATCCTCGGTTTATAATCGAGGAAACGGTTGTGCAAAATCTCTGCGAGACCATTGGAACCGCACGTGCTCTGACTGTGAGCTTAATGCTCAAATACAGAGAGTACGAGCAGCTCCTGGCGTTACGGACAGACCCAAGTAATTACGAGACCGCCGGCGATTTTGCCGACGATTACCTCGTCACTGAAGTCCTACGTAAAAGCCCCAATATACCCCTGGAAGGGGTTAACCGCAAAGACAATGCAGCCCTGGCTTTTCATGCCGGGAACCGTGGGTGCGCCGAAACGAACGAGCGATTAATTTCCGATACCTCCAGACCGGAATGGTTTGATAGGTTTAGGGACAAGGTTGCAAAGATCGTGGGACCCTTGACAACGGACGTTTTTGAACGTATCCTCGGATACGCTCATCACGGACCAGGGGCTACCGTTGGCGTGCCAGGCGTTGGGACAACTGCATCTGAAAAATACAGGCGTCCTTTGACGCTGACACTGGGACTCATGCCGTTTATCGGTGCGATCTTTTCTGAGCCCGTTCTCCGGAACTTCCGGAGTATTGGGACTCATCGCATCGTTGACGGTAGTGAGTTCTTTACCGTTCCCAAGGACGCCTTGACGGACCGTGGGGCTTGCAAGGAACCAACTGCGAATGTCTATTTGCAGCTGGGGATTGGCGAGTACCTCATGGGAAGATTAGGGCGCTTTGGATGTAACCTCCACGACCAGACGCGAAACCAGAAGTTGGCGGAGCGGGCTTGGAAAGATGGTCTCGCGACTATCGATCTCAAGAACGCCTCGAACAGCATTTCCTGGTTAGCTGTGATGGAAGCTCTGCCCCTCAATTGGTTCCACTTGCTTGACCTGGCACGTTGCCCGGTTTCGAAGGTGGGAGGGGATACTGTTGAGCTCGAAATGTTCAGCAGTATGGGTAACGGCTATACTTTTCCTCTTGAAAGTTTAATCTTTCTTGCGGTCTGTGAGGCTGTTGTTCCTCCGAGTGAGCATGGAAATGTCAGTGTGTACGGTGATGATATCATCGTGCCGCAGGCACACGCTCTCGATGTGGTTGCAGCGCTTAACTACCTCGGTTTTAGCGCGAACGATAAGAAGAGTTTCCTGGCAGGAAATTTCTTCGAAAGCTGCGGCACGGACTGGTTTAAAGGCCAGAATGTGCGCCCCTTCTACTTACGTCGGAATGGAGAATCACTCCAGCCTTACGTAGTAGAGATTGCCAACGCCCTTCGCCTGTACGCAGCACGACGCTCCGTATCAGGTTTCTGCGATTCGAGGTTCAAACCCCTTTGGGACATGCTGAAAGGCATGGCTCCTAGAGATTGGAGGATCTCGATGGTTCCGCCCGATTTCGGGCATGCCGGTTTTATCGCAGACCGGGCTGAAGCACGTACGCGTAATGTCAAGTCGCCACCAACACATGGTGATGAAATAGATCGTAAGATCGCTGCTTTTGCAGATTATGCGTACGAGGAGGGTTGGGCTTTCGCGTGCGTCTTAACGACGCCCGTGGACAAGGAACACGGTGATGAGCCGTTTCTTCTTGTAGCCCTAGCTAACGCAGGTCGCACTGAAGTACCGACGCTTGGGCGAGAGCCCGTGCGTGGATACCTAGGTCGCTTGCGAAGAGGTATCG